TATCACGCAGAGATTTACGAGCGTCATGGAGCATAGGAGCAAGGAATGCATCGCATATTTATTGGAGGCGATCCCCGCCAAGTTGTTTCACTCACGACCCTGATCTGGTCAATCACGAAGAATGCGAAAGAGCCGGTTTCGATTACACCGCTGGTGCTGGAGACGCTACCGATCAAGCGTGCGGGCCTGACTCCCTTCACGTGGTCGCGGTTTCTGGTGCCGTATCTGTGCAACTACGAAGGCTGGGGGCTGTTCCTTGATGCAGACATGATCTGCAATGGGGACATCTCCGAAATCTTCAAGTGCGGGGATGCCTCCAAGGCCGTCCACGTGATGAAGGACCAGCCTGCCTTCGAATGGGCAAGCGCCATCCTGTTCAACTGTTCGCATCCTTCAAACCGGATGTTGACGCCGGAACACATTGACGACCTGAAGACCAACAACCTGCACAAGATTGGCTGGTTGCCTATGGATCAGATTGGCAATCTTCCAAGGGAATGGAATGTGTGTGTGCCGTACACGTCCAATCCTCCCGAGAACCCGAAGCTGGTGCACTTTACGCAAGGCGTGCCGCACTGGTGGGAAACACGCAACCAGCCCCACGCTGACAAGTGGGTCGAGTACGCCAAGGAATCCATCGGGGCCACAGTTTCATGGTGGGAACTGATGGGCCGCTCTGTCCATCGTGACAGCGTGGTCAACCGCCTGATTGTGACGGGCGAGGTCAAGGACGAAGAGGATTACTGCCGCAAGGCCGGCCTCATTCTGGAGGGTACACCGTGACCCTCATCAGCGATGAATACCGCATCCTGAACGCAAAGCACCACTTCAACAGACCGGAGTGGGGCAGGCAGTCGATGAAGTATTGGGAGACGGTCAAAAGCCTGGCTGACCAAGTCGGGACCAAGACCATGCTGGACTATGGCTGTGGGAAGCAGTCGCTCAAGGCGGCTCTGGAACCCTTCGGCTATCGCGTCATCGGCTATGACCCGGCATTTGGGGAACTGAGTGCAAGCCCTGACCCTGCGAACCTCGTCATCTGCACGGATGTGCTGGAGCATGTCGAGCCTGAGTGCCTTGATGCGGTCATTGCAGACCTTGTCCGGGTGACGAAGGGCGTGGGCCTGTTCATCGTGGCAACACGCGAGAGCCGCCACAAGTTGCCTGATGGCTCAAGCCCGCACCGGATCGTGAAGCCAAAGGAATGGTGGCTGGACATCTTCCAGACCAACTTCAAGGTGCTTCAGGAACTCAATGTTGACGACAATGTTTTCGGCGTCGTCGTGGGGCGCAAATGAGGCGGCGGCAGATGTTGGCGGCGGCGAAGGTCGCCCCGCACCCGCTCGCAGCCGTCTGTGATGTGGTGATTACCCTTACTCCCGTTGAGCAAAAGCGCGGGCGTCCCAAGGGTTCAAAGAACAAGTCGAGGGTGAAGAATGACGACATACGGCGCGATGCAGGACCGCATAGCGGACGAGTTGGACAGGACGGACCTGACAAGCCAGATCCAGAAGGCCATCCAGACCGCAGTTGATAAGTACCAGCGCAAGCGGTTCTTCTTCAACGAAGCCCGGTCGCTGACATTCAACACCGTGGACGGGCAGGAGTTCTACACCTCCTCCGACGCTTCCGACATTCCCAACCTGCTGATGATCGACAATGTGAAGCTGACAATTTCCGGCTCCGACAAGGTGGAACTGGAGCGTGTGCCATACTCGGAACTGGAACACGACAGCAGCAACCTGACGGTCGATGAAGGCCAGCCCACGTCATACGCCTACTACGCCAAGCAGTTGCGCCTCTATCCCATCCCGGACGCAGCCTATGCCGTCAGGGTGTCAGGGGTCTTTGCCCTGTCTGACCTCTCAGCCACAGGCGATACAAACGCCTGGATGACGGATGCCGAGGCGCTCATTCGCTCGCGGGCCAAGCGTGAACTCCTGACCCATGTCATCCGTGATGCCGAAGGTGCCGCCGCTATGGCACAGGCAGAGGCGGAGGAACTGCAATCGCTCATTCAGGAGACTAACGCGCGCAGTTCGACTGGCTCCATCGTACCCACGGAGTTCTAGCATGGCGGGGTTGGGGAAAGCCGTTGCAGGCCAGCAGGAACCGCAGGGCGGTCTTGCAGGGGCCTTGCAGGGCATCTGGGACGAAGCCACAGGCGCATTCGCTCGCTATGGCCGAAGGTCCGGCGCACAACGTGACGCTTCCTTGGCGATGTTGAACCAAGCCGTTGACCCGAACACCGACCCGCTCACAGGGGCGGGGATGAAGGCACTTGGCCTTGCAGGGCTAGTTACACATCCGCTTGCGTTCTTCCCCACGGGGGATGAATGGCGGGAGCGTCTGGCAAACGCAGGCAATACATCAAGGCTGGGGCAGTCCATAGGCGGGATGCTTGGGGACCTCCCGAGTGTTGTTGACCCTCACCTGTTGGCGGGTGGCGGCGCGCTTGCAATGGCCCCACTTGCGTCCAAACTCATGAACAAGGCCGATGATGTGGCTGATGCTGGCATTGTCGCTTATCACGGCTCCCCGCACTCATTCGACAAATTTGATATGTCGAAGATAGGGACGGGAGAAGGCGCGCAGGCTTATGGGCATGGGCTGTATTTTGCTGAAGCGGAAGATGTGGCGAAGAAATACCGCGATATGCTCTCCGACCAGCCGCAGGCACTTCCAGCCGTTGACTGGCGGCAGCGTATGGACTGGACTGAGGCTCAAGATGACGCCTACACGCTTGCAGACAAAGCCCTAGAGGAATTGCAAATCGACATCATGCAAGGTGGGTCAAGCCGACCTGACTGGGGCCGCTTGACAGACAAGGTGCGGCAGCTTGCGCCCCGTGGCAAGGAAGATGAGATCGCAGGCGCGCTGGACGACTTGGCGAACAAGTACGGATGGAAAGAGTTTGTAAACAAAAACCCCGGCTCCATGTACCAAGTCAAAATAAACGTAAAGCCTGATGAACTGCTTGACTTGGACGCGCCATTGTCCGACCAGCCAGAGGCCGTAAGAAAGGCAGTCCAATCCGCTGTAAGTGCAAGATATAACGGCGGAACTCCTGAAAAAAAGGGGGTTGTCAAAAGGAATTTCGACGCTATCCAAAACGGAACGTTTGACGGCGTGGATGGTAGCGTGGCGCTGAAACAAGCGGGCGACATTGTAAGCCAGCCTGAAGCAGCCGCTAGACTAAGGGCGGCGGGAATTAAGGGGTTGCGGTACAAAGACGCCGGAAGCCGTGGCGGTCAGGGCGGCACTTACAACTATGTCGTTTTCGACGACAGCCTAATCACCATCCTCAAGAAGTACGGCATCCCCATGACTGCGGGCGCAGGCGGGGCCATGATGGTCGCAGGTCAAGACATGCCGCCTGAGTTTGCAGCGCAGATGGGCGGGACGTAACATGAAACTCGAATTCGGCCCTTGGCTTCCAGACCTCCCGGCTCTGGGAAATCCCGGCGTCACGGATGCAAAGAACGTCATCCCGTTCGCCCGTGGCTACCTGCCGTGGTACGCCATCAATGCCTATTCCAGTGCCCTCACGGCCCGTTGCCAAGGCGCATGGGCGATCAAGGACAACTCAGGCACCGTCCACGCCTACGCAGGCGATGCGACGAAGCTTTACCTTCTGAGCGGTTCCACGTGGACAGATGCCAGCCGTCTGGCAGGTGGTGCCTACGCAACGCCTTCAGACGGCCAGTGGCGCTTCGTCAAGTACGGAACGCTCGGCATTGCCGTGAACGGGGCAGATGCGCCTCAGTCCATCACGCTGGCCTCCGGTGCCAACTGGGCCGCGCTCTCTGGTTCACCGCCGACTGCAAAGCATATCGCAGTGGTTCGCGAATTCGTCGTGATGGGAAACATCACAGCCTCTGCCAACCGTGTGCAGTGGTCGGCTTCGAACTCCGCAGTGGGTTGGACAGTCGGCACGAACGAAAGCAACTATCAGGACATCCCGGACGGTGGCGTCATTCAGGCGATTGTGGGGGGTGAAGTCGGCTACGTGTTCCAGGAGCGGCAGATTGTCCGCATGGTGCGTGTTCCGGCTCCTATCACCTTCCAGTTCGACGTGGTCGAGCAGGCGCGCGGTGCGCTCGCTCCCTACAGCGTCGCTCCGGTCGGTAATGGTGTGTTCTACCTCGCCCCGGACGGCTTCTATTTCTTCGATGGCGTGCAGTCTATTCCCATCGGGGAGAACGGCATCGACCAGACCTTCTTCAACGAGGTCAACACAGCCGCCTACGACCGCATCAGCGTTGCCGTGGACCCGGTTCGTAAACTCGTCTTCGTAGCCTATCCCACGGGCGGCGGCGGTCTGCCGAACAAGATTCTGGTCTGGCATTGGCCTGAGAAACGCTGGTCCTACATCGTTCAGGACTGCGAGATTCTGTACAATCATTTCTCGCTTGGTACTGGCCTCGACAGCATCACAGGCACGCTGGAAGGCCAGACGTTGTCCTTTGACTCGACAGCCTATCAGGGCGGCAACCAATCCATCGGGGCGTTCAATTCATCTCACAAGCTATCCTTCTTCGACGGCGACACGCTGGAAGCGGTCATGACCACGGCAGAGGGGCAACTGAACGAGCGGGGCCGGATGCAAGTCCACGAGGTCGCCCCTCTCATCGATACAAGCGCGGCGACAATTGCTATGGGGGTTCGAGAGACGCAGTCGGGAACCGTTACGTTTGGTTCTGAAAGCAGCCAGCGCTCCACTGGTACATGCCCGGTCCGCTCCACCGGGCGCTTTCATCGAGCAAGGGTGACGGTTCCCGCTGCGACCAGTTGGAACTACGCGCAAGGCGTTGATGTCATCAAGGCTGTTTCCATGGGGCAGCGGTGACAACGGACTTCAAGCGGGTACGCAAACTCCCGTTTCAGCCGTCACCGCGAGAAATAGCCGACATCGTCAACCAGCTTGTGACCTATGCCCATCAGGACCAGGGGCCGCAGAAGGTTGGTGTGCTGGCCGCAGTTACCGCAAGCACCTACACCGTCCTCGACAACGACTACTTCATCCCGATCAACACCACGTCCAACAATGTGACGATTACGCTGCCTCCGAAGGCCAGCAATGACGGGCGCGTGCTGAAGTTCAAGCGGATCACGGGCGGGAACAATGTTGCCATCTTGGACGGCGACAGCACGGACACAATCGACGGGGCGGCAACGCTCACGATTTACCAGCAATACATGGGCTACGAACTGACCTGCGATGCAAGCGTGGGTTGGTACATCACTGGCGTAATGAGTGGATAAGGAAACACGGACATGATGGGACGAATGATAGCGGGCGGCTCTGCTGCTGATGGGGCACCGCAACAGACCCCACAATACAATGGCAACATGGGCGCGCCTGCGAACTATTGGCAGGGCAATCAGATGATGATCCCCGGCCTTGCCCAAGGGATGCAGGGAATGGGTGGCCAACCCGGTCAACCCGGCGCTCCCATGATGGAAAACCCGCAGTCGGCGCTTATGGCCCTCATCGAGATGCTCAAGCAGAAACAATGACCATCCAGACCCAGACCGAATACAAGTTCTTCCAGCTTCCCCCGGACACCATTGACGCGCTTTGGCCTGCGATCCGGCAGCGCATCGTGTCAGGCGTGGAGCGGTCAAGCGGGCGGCTGACCGAGAAGTGCGTCTTTGACCTTCTCACCTCCGGCAAGTGGCAATGCTGGACGTACTGGGAAGGCCCCAAGTGCATGGCTGTGGTCATCACGCGCCTCAACATCGAAAGCAGCGGGATAAAGTCCCTGGAGGCCATCATGGCATCTGGCGACAACCGCGACCGATGGCAGAGGCTCGCGGTCGATACGCTCAAGATGTTCGCGAAAGCCGAGGGCTGCAAGTTGTTCGAGTTGATTGCAAGGCCGGGTTGGGAGCGGGTCTTTACCGAATTCAAGAAGACGCATGTGATGCTTGAATGGAAGGTTGATTGATATGGGTGGGAAGTCAGACACACAGACCACGACGCAGGAAAACGCGCCGTGGGCACCCGCACAGGACGCCCTGAAGGGCATCTTGGGTCAGGCGGGGAACCTCTATAACCGAGGCTCGCAGTACGCTCCGTTCTCGACTGTAACGCCATTCAGCAACCAAACTGAACAGGCGCTGCAGGGGATTGAGCAGAGGGCACAGCAGGGCAACCCGCTTTACAATCAGGGCCAGGCTGCACTGACGGGCGGGCTTGACACGCTCCAGCGCACGGCATCGGGTCAGATGCTGAACTCGAACCCGTACCTCTCCGACATGTTCAACGCGATGTCGGGCGATGTGACGGATGCGGTCAACTCGCAGTTCTCATCCTACGGACGGACAGGAAGCCCCGCCCATGCAGGCGTCATGACCAAGGAACTTGGCAACCTCGCCTCGCAGATTTGGGGCCAAGACTATCAGCGCGAGCGGCAGAACCAATTGAGCGCCGCGGGGCAGATGCCAGGCTACACCTCCGCAATCCCCGGCTATCAGCAGGCGGGCTACAATGACCTGAACGCTCTGGCGGGTGTCGGCGCGGCCCGTGAAGGCAAGGCAGGCGAGACACTGCAGGACATGCTCAACCGCTGGAACTTTGAGCAGGAGTCCCCGTGGCAGAACCTCACGCGCTATGCGGGCTTGGCCCAAGGCATCGGTGGTATGGGTGGGACGGGTACGAACACGCAGACGATGCAGATGTCACCGCTTAGTCAGTTGACCGGGCTGCTTTCATCGGCGGCTGGCGTTGCCAAGATGGCAGGAGGATTTGGTTGATGGCTACCCCGTATTACCTCGCAGCCCCACAGGGCGAAGAAGCCCCCAAGCCATCTTTCCTTGACCGGGTTGGTACAGGGCTGGGCAATCTCTGGACGAATGCCCCGCCGGAAGCGTTCTTCTCGCTTGCAGAAGCGATGGCGCGACCGGGTGGCCCCTTTGCCTCCAAGCTGGCAATGGGCCTTTCAGGCTTTGGCCGGCAGATGGGTGAAAGCCAGAAGCAGAAGGGCCTCGCCTCTGCCTTCGACAGCATGGCCCAGACCATCCCGGAACAAATGCGCCCGATTTTCGAAGCCGCAAGGAATGACCCGGAGATGCAGCGCAGTCTGGTGTCTACGATGGCGGGGAATATGTTTGCCCCGCCTCCAAAGAAGACGGACGACATTCAGGAATACGAATTCGCCAAGTCGCAGGGCTTTCAGGGGACGTTCCAGGATTGGGACACACAAAGGCGAAAGGCGAGCGCAAGCACAAACAGCACCACGGTCAATGTTGGCGGCTCTGAAAAGCAGCTATTTGATGCTGTTCAGTCCCGGTATGACAAGGTCGCTCCGATTGTGGGCGGTATGAACTCGCTGCGTGAGGCGCGGAAACTCGTAAACGATGGCGGCATGTTTGGTGCTGGGGCTGACATCCGTGTCGGCGCGTCAAAGGTCCTGAGCCTGTTGACCGGGAAGCCAGTCGATCCCGCAGTGGTCAACACAGAATCGTTCAAGGCGGCTATTGCCCCGCTTGTTGGCGCGACCCTCAAGGCAACTTCCGGCACATCGCAACTCTCGGAAGGCGAGTTGAAGTTCGCAGAGCGTGCGTCAGCCGGGGACATCAACCTTGATCCCACGTCAATCAAGCGGATTTTGGACATCCTCGAAAAAGCCATGAACAACACCGTGCGGGACTACAACAGGCAGCTTGATTTCGTCTACCCAAAGGGATCAGCCGACCGCACCAGGGGCTTGTTCGAACTCAACCTTGCTCCGCCTGCGCCTGCGGGCGAATTGACCTTCAACCCCGCAACCGGGAGGCTTGAATAATGCCATCAGTCAAGTTTCCAGACGGCTCCAAGATCAATTTCCCGGATGGCACCGATCAGGAGACCATGAGCCGGGTTTCCGCAGAGCATTGGGCGAAAGTGCAGGGCGGCACCGAGAAACAGCCGCCGCAGCAGTTAACGCAGGGCAATGCTCCAGAGGACGGTGGCCTGCTGGGTGATCTAGGGAATCTTGCCGTGCAGGCTGGTTCCGGGGTAATGGAAGGAGTAGCAAGCCTTCCCGGCCTTCCCGTGGAGCTGGCTTCGCTTGCCAAAGGGGTTCCGCTTGAAGGGTCCAACCTTGAAGGGTGGGGTGCGCAGGGGTGGACCGATTTCGCCCGCCGCAACCTTGGCGAAATCTCAGCCCCGCAACCAACCGACGAAGCGCAGCGCATCTTCCGCAAAGGTGGGCAGTTCGTCGGGGGCGGTATCGCGGGTGGCGGTCTTCTTGGTGGGATCAAGGGCGCTGCAACATCGTTCCTTCCAAGTTCTACGGCGCTCGTTGGCTCGGAAGCTGGGCGCACTGCTGACACGCTGGCTCCTGAACTTACTGGGGGCTATGGAGAGGCTGCTGGGGCTATCACCGGGGGCCTCGCCCCCGGAGTTCTTAAAGGGCAACTCACCTCAGGCATCAGGGCAGCCCCCAGCATCGACGACCTGCGCACTACCGCAGACGCAGCCTACGATGTTGCCGACAAATCAGGGGTAATCGTCGGGCGCAATGCCATGCAGAGGCTTGCCACCGAGGTTGAAAACTTGCTGGCAAATGAAGCCTACCACCCAAAGCAGGCCCCAAGCGTTTCAGCGGCGCTGGGCGTCATATCGAAATCGGCAAAGAACAATGCAACCCTGAAGCACTTGGACAAGGTGATCAGGGGGCTGACGGGCAATGCAGCGATGAGCAAGGTGCCAGGCGAGTCCCGTCTTGGCAGCATGGTCATCGACAAGATTGACGAGTTCATGGAGAACTTGACGCCGCAGGACTTGGCTGTTCCGGCAAATCTCGCTAGTGGCCCATCTGGTGCGGTCGAGGCTCTCAAGGCGGCGCGCTCAATGTGGCACCGGATGCGCAAGGCCCAGATGATTGACGAGGCTGTAGACAAGGCGCGCCTTGAAGCATCTTCCAGTGGAACTGGCGGCAATCTCGAAAACCGCATCAAGCAGAACTTAAAGTCCATCCTTCTGAACCCGAAGAAGATCAAGGGGTTCACAAAGCCAGAGCGTGCGCTCATCAGAAGGGCAGTTGAGGGGAGCAACCCCGAGAAATTCCTTCGCTGGTTTGGCCGTTCATTCTCCCCCAGCACAGGGGCCTTGCAAGGTCTTGGCACGCTCGGCACGTCCGGGCTGGCGGCGATGTTCATCCATCCCGGATTGGCAATGGTCCCTGCTGCTGGCATGGGGGCGAAAGCAATGGCGGAGGCGCTTGCAACGCGAAACGCTTCTCGCGTCTCCGCAGCGGCTAGGGGCGGGCCTCTAACCACGCCGACGACAATACAGCGCGCGAACCAGATCATGCTCGAAATGCAGCGCCGCGCCCGTCTTGCCGGCCAATCCGCTGCCCCCGCAATCCCCGGCTCCGTAAACACCCGACAGAGGTAGGCACATGCCATCCACCGACCTGATACGGATGAGGCCTCAAGCCCCCTCCGAACAAGCCCCCATGTCAGAACCCGGCCCCATCTCCGAACAGGAGTGGCTGGCCCAGATCGCACAGGCTCAAGCCCGTATGCCCCAGCAGCCTACACTGGGGTCATACATCGCAGGGATGAAGGCCCAGGTGGACCCTTCCATGCCCCAGATGCGCGCGGCTCCCAAGCAGCCCGCAATGGGAGGCTTCCCGAACCTGTCAGACCTGATCTCGATGTTTCAGGGCAAGGCCACGCCCGACCCAGCCACGGACAACAGGCTAGGCCAGCAGGCAGGGGCCATGTTCCAGAACAACCAGCGCCACGCTCAGGCGCTTGATGATTTCGATAGAGAACGCGCACGCAACGCGATGTTGCTGTCTCAGCTTCAGGGGGTCAGGTAAATGGCTGTTAAAGACTGGTCCACAACCGCCGCCGACAACGACGACGCAGACGCTTCGATCAACTGGCTTGAAGGCCAGTCGCCAGCAACGGTAAACGACAGCGCCCGCGCCATGATGGCTGCAGTCGCTTCATGGTACGCGCTGATTGACGCCGGCACCGTCTCTGGCGGCACTGTAGCCGGGTCGGCAGATGCCATCACGCTGACATGCTCTCCGACTGTCTCTGCTTTGGCAGCAGGCCAGCGTTACCTGTTCAAGTACACTTCCACGGGAAACACGGGCGCTGTCACGCTGAACGTGGATAGCCTTGGGGCTACTGCAGTTCGCTACAAGGACGTAGCCCTTGTCTCTGGCGACATTGCGACATCGGATTGGGTGTTCGTTGTCTATGACGGGGCACGCTTCCAGATGCTCAACCCGCCCCGTCTGTCTTGGGCAACCACGGACATCCCCACGGATGCTACGGGCGGTGCGGTCGGCGACTTGTTCCTGTTCGCAGATGCTTCCGAGAGCAATGCACTCAACAAAGTCACGCTCCAGAAGATGCTGGACAATGCGCTGACCGGATTGACCGCAGACACAACCCCGGACGTGGCTGATAGTTTACTGACCTATGATGCAAGCGGTACAGCAGCCAAAACCACAACCATCACGAACTTCTACAAGACCATCAACACGCTGACTGCGGATGCTTCTCCAGACGGTGCAGCGGACTACTTCCCCACCTACGATGCAACAGCGTCAGGTGCCAAGAAGGTGCTTCTGTCGTCCTTTGCAGCCACCCAGGCGCAGCAGGAAACAGGTTCCAGCACGGCGGTCTTTGTCTCCCCCGGTCGGCAGCATTTCCACGACAGCGCGGCGAAAGCTTGGCTGACGGGCGATTATGCAGGTGGTGGTACGCCGTCCCCCGCTACGGACAGCTACAACGTGTCGTCTGTGTCTGACTCTGGTCCCGGCCTGATGACGGTCAACTTCACGACCTCTTTTAGTTCTGCCAACTATGTGCAGTCCGGCATGTGTCAGCGTGCTTCGGCGAACTCCGGTCTGTGGCCTTCCATCCATCAGGGCACCGACCCGACCGCTTCGGCTTGCGCGGTTGCCTTCGTGTCAGACGGTGCATCGAATACAGACCCCAGCTTCTACAGCGCGATATTCCACGGCGACCTGTGAAGGGCATTCTCTACACCCGGCATGATGGCGGGGTTACGGTTACATACCCGACCCCCGACATCTTCCGTGTCATGCAGCATGGTGGCTATTGGGACAGCAAACCCCGTGGCTACGTGCAGACGCAGATCGATCGGCAGATCCAGGCGGGCATCGACGCAGACCACGCACGGCGCTTTGCCCATGCGGTGGCCTTCGGTGGCTGCACGGAAGCCGAGGTCTGGGAGATTGTCCGCGACCGTGACTGTGCAAGGCATGGGGTCCTGCACGAACTGATTGACGTGAGCGAACTGCCAGACCGCTGGTTCCGTGACGCTTGGCGACGGTCAAGCAATGGCGGTCCACCGTCCGTTGACCTTGAGAAAGCCAAGCCCATCCAGTGGCAAAAACTCGTTGACGCTGTTTCACGCGAAAACAAGCGCAGGGAACTCGACCTGTTTGGCCTGCCGCCAATCAAGTTCCCACGGCTGACCTACCAGAACGCAATCAAGCACGCACGCGATGACGAGGAGCTTCGGAAGATATGGCTGGATGGGCTTTCATTGCCGCCATCGTAGGCGGGATACTCTATCGCCTGCGCGGTGGCTGGCTCTCCATCCTCACCGGGTGGAAGCAAAAGACGCAGTTGATGCGCGCCATATGGTCCGTCCCCACGGGCCTGCTGCTGTACTTCCTCGCTGGCGGCCCCTGGTACTTGGCCCCGCTGCTGATCGTCTCTGTGTTCGCATCTATGGCCCTGTACGGTCACGGTGCGCACATGGTGTTCGATGCCAAGCAGTTCATTGCGTTCTCAAAGAACAAGACCGAACTCCTCACCGAGTGGTGGCTTCCCCAAGCCTTCGGCGGCATCCCGGATACGACGTGGCATCACTCTCGCGTCACTGCGTACAACCTCGCTGGGATGTCGTTTATCGGCCTCGTGCGCAACACAACGGCCATCCTTCCCCTGTCCCCGTCTCATGAAATCCCCTGCCTCATCTATGCGCTGACAGGGCTTCTGCATGGCCCCCTCTACTGGCTGGGCTATCGCATCAACGGGCGCGGGGAGACATCGGAGGTCATCGTCGGAGCAGTGACGTGGGCAACCATCGTCCTGATCTTCGCATGACCCCGGCCATTGCCGCCTTCCTAGGCTTACTGCTTCTCCTGATGTGGGTGTCTTCTGATGTTGAATGAACGCAGTGAAAAGGCTTTGGTCGGGGTTCACCCGGACCTAGTTAGTGTGGTCCGCAGGGCGGCTGAGATCATGCCGGGTGGCTTTATCTTGACCGAGGGAATGCGGACCAAGGAACGCCAGCGAGAACTGTTCGCCAAGGGCTTGTCCAAGACCATGAACAGCCGCCACCTGTACGGCCTCGCGGTGGACTTCGCCCCCCTGATCGACGGCCAAGTGACATGGAAGTGGCCAGCCTTCAAGCCTGTGGCTGACGCCTTCAAGGCCGCTGCAAAGGAACTGGACATTGCTATCGAATGGGGCGGGGACTGGAAACGCTTCAAAGATGGCCCGCATATCGAACTGTCGAGGGCGGTCTATAAGTGATTCGTTAGGGGGCACAACTAATGGAATGGCTCATCGCGAATGCGAAAAGCTACACAGAGATATTTATCTTTCTCGGGACCTTGGGCGGTGCCGCAGCATGGGCGTGGCGAGTGTTGATCCAAAGCAAAAAAAACATCGAGGAGCTTATTGCAAGCCTCTCCGACATCAAAAAGCAGCTTGTGACCAATGGGGGTTCGAGCCTGTTTGACTTGGTGAAGGAAACGAAGACGAAGGTTGATGTTCTTGGGTCTGATGTCCAGCGGGTCAAGGCGTGGCAGATATCCTTCAGCCAAGCCTACAAAATGCCGATGTGGGAAAGCGATGCGAACGGCAGTTGCATCCGCGTCAACGTTGCCATGTCGGATTTGACCGGACGATCAAGCGAACAGATGTCAGGGGCTGCGTGGGAGAATATATTGCCGCCGGGCCCAGAGCGTCAGCAGGTCTGGGAGGCATGGAATGATGCCGTCACCCGCGCCCGTGACTTTGAACACACCTATACGGTCATTCACTCACAGACCAAGAAGCAGTCAAGGGTGCGCGCGGTTGCGAACCCCATTATGGGCGCAGATGGCAAGCCTGTCGGGTTCCTGGGGCGCTTTGAAGAGGTGACACCGCTATGAAAAACACCAAGCCCGCGTCCGAAAGGATATTTTATCGCCACCCGCGCAACTGGCGGTGCTTCCAGCTCGACTGGCTCTGGACGCCCGCGAGCCTTGTGTTCTGCACGCTCGCATTTTTCCCGCTCGCGCTCATTTACAAGCTTTTGTCGCTTACCTAGCCCCATCTATCCCGAACGGTAAAGGTGACGAGTGCCCACGCCCCCGCTGAACAAGCAAGAGTGGACCAGAAGAAAAGCCGTTATCGAAGACGCACTGAGAAAGGGACACCCGCCCCCGGGGACAGGTGGGCAGCACGGCCTAGGGGCCATTGCCAGAGCAGCGCAGGCGCTCAAGATTGGCCCCGCAAGCCTCCAGAACTCAGTCAACCGTGCCAAGATTCTTGGCTTTCCTCCTCCTCGCTGGGGCCTCTACAAAGCATCCAAGGCCGCGAAGATAGATCAGCAGACGCCTGATACGGTACGCACGCGCAACCAGATCGGCGATCTCCAGAAACGCCTGACCGATGCGCTTGAATACGCTTCGAAGTTGGAAGACATCCGCAAGTCGGTGTTTAACCTTCAGCCTGCAAAGCTTTCTGTCCCCCAGTGGCAGGTGCCCAAGACTAACGGCAAGTCGCAGCCCGAAATCCCGACGTTGTTCACGAGCGACTTTCAGGCGGGCGAGGTCATCCGCTCAAACGAAATAGACTTTCCGAACGACTACAACCCGACGATTTTCCGCGAGAGATACCGCAGGCTCATTAAGACAAGCGTGAAGCTGCTGGAGCGCGAAAACCCGAAGATGGACTACCCCGGCTTTATCTACCTCCGGGGCGGGGATGCAGTATCAGGCGACATTCACGCAGACTTGAGCGAGACGCAGGACACGGTTCCGACTGAGCAAACGCAGATGGTGGCGGAAGAGGAAATCCGGGGCTTGGAGGAATTGCTCAGGGCGGTCCCCAAGGTCACGGTCTACAGCGTCCCCGGCAACCATGACAGGACAACATTCAAACCACGGGCGAAGCGGTTCACGGCACTGTCCTACGACTACCTCGCGATATGGGCCATCGAAAGCTACTTCAAGGCGAAGGGCGAGACGCGCATTACGTTCTGCGCCCCTGCCTCTGGCGATGCTTACTTCAGCATTTTCAACACGCACTACCTTCTGACCCACGGGGACCGGATCGGCTCCAGGGGCGGGCAGGGCTTCATAGGCAGCAGCGGGACCATAGCCCGAGGCATCCACAAGGTTCGCGCCCAGCTAGCCCGCATGGGTCGTCCCGTGGACTACGTGCTGACAGGCCACTTTCATGTTGCCATGCAGTTGCCGAACGGCATCGCAAACGGATGCCTTGCTGGCTTCAGCGAGTATGCCAAGAGCGAGTTGCGCGCCGAGCCGGAACCTCCCACCCAAACCATGTGGTGGACGCATCCCAAGTGGGGCCTGACAACCATTCGCCGCGTGAGGGTTGACCATGACTAACAAGCGCCCCACTGAAGAAATTACAGACCACGAAGACCCAGACGTGCATGAGGCGCGAATGGCCCCTGCGGTCGAGGCCCTGCCATTCACTCAGATCAACGTGGAGAACGCGGACGAGGTGCGGCGACAGTGGATCATCAAGGAATGTTTCCACCCCGAAACCCCCATGAACAAGGCCACCATTCAATTCTATGAGGACCTTTTCCAGTGGCAGAAGAACGGAATGCAGGAGCCGAAGGTGAAGGTGGTCAAGTGATACCTGCAAGGCGCTTCACAGTCACAGAGCAGGTTGGCCCCTTTGCCGTCTCGGTCGGCTTCAAACAGGACCACCTTGGAAACTGGACAATCCCCTTTGAAGTGTTCGTCACCGCACGCGGCAAGTCCGGCAGCGAGTTGGATGGGCACCTGTACCAAATAGGCGTTGCCGCATCGAAGATGATGCAAGGCGAGTGAACCCCCGCGCGCACCGGGTCTGTGCGTTTAACTGATAGGTGCCAAATGGGTAACTTCATTACGACCGTCTTGTCTCTGCTTAACATAGCCCCAGGGTGGAAGACCCGCATCGCGGCCATCGCGGCATTGATCCTTGCTGTTGTGTCGGCATGGAATGGTGCTGCCCCGCAGCTAGGTCTGGAGAACGCCGTTCTCACGATTCCTGAGTGGGCAAATGCCATTGTGCTGGCCTTGCTGGGTGTGGGCGCTGCGAACCAGCCAGCCAACCTCTCAAAGCCAAATGCTTAGTTATCTCAAGTTGGGGGGCGCTGCGCTAATCGTTGCGGCGCTCCTCTACGGGGGATGGGCCGCCAATGGGTGGCGCATCAAAGCTGCCCAAGCAGACGTGCTGAAGGTCGAATTGCGCAACGAACTTCAGCGCAGGGTGAAAGCGGACGCTGACCGCTTGAGCCTACAAGTCAAACTCAGCGAAGCCGAGGCCAAGATTGGCACGGGCGTCAAAGTCGTAACCAAGTCGATCCGCGAGTTCATTCATGATACGCCAGATTGCCGCATTAGTAGCCCTGTCGTCATTGACGGCCTGCGGGCACTTCGGGCAGGTGAAACCCCAGTGTCCCCAACCCCCGCCCAGCCTGCTACTGGCAGAGCCGCCCCTTGACGCCTCCAGAAGCCTCCCGGAGCCTATACCGCTGCCTGTCGTCGTAGAGACGTGGGCAAGCGATATAGGCCGGTTTGAGGCCCTGAGAAGCCGTCACACGGCCTTGCAGGGTTGGTGGCTGGAGCAGTGCGCCCCTAAAACGGACTGAAGCCGCCACCCTTTCGAGTGACGGCCTCAGCTGGCGACCCCAAACGAGGACCTTGCGGCTGTCGCTTGGGCCTATCATTCCAAGTCCGTATGCAAGCAGTGACGGGGTCTTGGCTATTCACACGACCGGCGGTGGATCGCCGGGGCTCGAAACTGACCAACCATGAAAGGGGGTTAGGCTTTCACAGTTGGATACTACACCCCAGCCATCACGGCATCAATAGCCGCATCTGTCCACCACGTGACAAAAGCAAGCATCTGGGCTATATACCTGATGCGGGTCGGCGCACGCTTGTCTTGTTGCCTCCGAACTTCGTTTCGGTGTTCTATCCCATCCGGCTCGCATCGCCTTTCTCCGGGTCACTTCCGGGGTTCGAGGTTTCAGCGGTCAGTAGCTGCAGGGGTCACAGGAGTTTCACCCTCCTGTGACCAAATCTATCAAACGCTGCTCCTCACAGCATCAATAGCCGCCTCAATCCACCTGAACGTCTGCGCACTACAGAACATCAGGAAGACCAGCAGGCACCAATCCCCCAGCCTTGCGTTTGGCTTATGCCCCCAGCCGTGGGGCGGGCGGTTGAGCGTTCTCATGCCGTGTACGCCAGCAAGAGAACAAGAATGCCCACTGCGGCATCAAAGATAAATGCGCCAATGGCCAGCGCCCAAAATCCCACTTTCCTCATAGCATTTCCTCCCCGGCGTTATGCCGTGAAGGACACCCTACGGGGAAAGTTCTAAGATACCCCTAACACCCCCACCTTTCAGCCAGGGTAGCGACTGAGTAGGGCCTTTCAGCCTCTGCGCGGTCAGTCATGCGGCCTCCGCTTGCGTGGATGTAACGGGCCACGTCAATGCCTGCCTGAACCCGCGCACCTCTTTCCGGCTCCCGATGAAGTACAGGTAGCGGTGCTTTCTAGACCGGGGTTCTAGGTAGAAGTCGTCTCCGTATTTCTCACGCATGGCGGCTGACCGATTGGGGACGCCACGAAATTCGTCCGCGATTGTCTGCCCATGCAGATGCTCTAGGCCGCGAACCTTCCAATCTGTCCGCTTTGCTGACAACCCGCAGTAGATGAAGTTTGAAGCGCGGTACACCCCCCCCGTGTGCCCATGCGCCATGTCTGCAAATGAGACAATTATCCTAGGCTTGGGGAGCATACGCATGCTTGCGCCGATCAGGCGGCTTGCATCATTGCGCTTGTTGTTCAACAAAAACAGGCGGTTCAATTCGATAACCAAGTGCGAATACTCCTTCCCGCAAATGCCCGTGCGAAGCGGGGCGGAACTGGGTGTGCCGAAGGTACAGATGCCTTCCAGCACTCCGTCATAGAACAGCCCAAAGGCGTAAGAGATGCTTGGCAGGCGACGCGCGTAGTGCCTGTTCAGAATGAAGTCGTGCGTCATAGCGTTAGGAATACGCTCCACGTATGTACTCGGCTTCAATGTATGGAACAGGTCAAGCACCCTCATCACCCCTCTCCCTTCGGTGCGGGTGGTGGGGGCAAGGGCATCCAGTGTGTTGGCTTATACCTGCCGTTCAAGTGACCGACTGCCCAATCGTACCAGCAGCCGCCATCGAGATTTGACCAAAAGCAGATGGTGACTTCACCAACCATGTTTGGCGCAAGGAACCGCCTCCCATCCTTCGGGGCAGTGCTTATGTCTTTCCACTCGCTCACTTCCCTTCCTCCCCTGCCGCAGCGCGAATGGCTGCTGCGACCAGTTTGAAACTCTCAACGGTCTGCCCCCCCGGTAATTTCACAGACGTTGACCACGTCGTGTTTTCGTAATGGTCCGCAAGCCACATCAGCGCGGCGCGCATCCCGTCTTCTATTGTAGCGTCTGGGTCGGATAATATTTTGTCGCCGTAAGCATTCGCCATACCCTTCACGATGTCGGTCATTGCTTGTCGTCCTCTAGGGCTTTGCGTGCGTTTTCATGCCAGTCGAGCAGGGTTTTCAAGTAGGGGGCGTCTGCTTCGTCCAACCCCTCCATCGCTTCCAGAATTTCTTGCAAAGCCTCAACTGCTTTTGCATTCAGCCGAGGTTTCAACACAGCGCGCAGCCGCTCCGCGCGTGCTTCTGCGGCCTCCATTTTCGTGCAAGCCTGACCAGACGCCTCCGCCGCAAGATTGGCGGCAGCAAGAATGCTCTCGCGGTCTTTATTCCAGCGGTCAAACTCTGACTGATACTGCTTCTTCAGCGCGGCATTCTCACCCTCAAGGGCTTCGATGGCAGCAAGGGCTTCCATGTTTGTCCTGCCGCCCATATCGCGCAGCCATTGCTTGTGTTTGTTGATGTCACTGCTCATTCGCTGCCCTCCATAGCCTTGCTTGCCACGACCCTTTCAATCCCCTCCGCGACCCGCACAAGAGCGTCCCACCGTTCGCGGGTGGTAATAACAAATCCCGCAAGCGCAAGGGCGGCGAGGATGGCGTCGGCTTTCTCCTCGCCCAACGGGAAGTCAATCGGTACCCCGAACAGACGGCCCGTAAAGGTGATGTCGGCAATGATTTTGCGTGCGTCACTCATTCGCTGCCCTCCTTGAGTTGCTTCATCAGGTCTGACGCAGCAACACGGTCATCCATGACGGTGTCCAACCACTCAGCCACAGCCTTGATGGCTCGCTTTGCTTTTGGTGGCGTGATCCCGTTACGCTTGATCGCTTTCCAGTGAGGTGCCCACTGCTGATCTGTTAGGTGGTCAAAGCCCAAAATGGCCTGTGTCACCTTCTCGACAAGGTCACTCATCGCGCCGCCTCCGATTTGAAGCTGATGGGCTTGCCTTCCTCAATGACGCCAGAGAACTCGCCGTGATACTTCGCTGATGCGGCATACCTGGCGGCAATCGCTTCCTCTTTGCTGGTGAAGCTGCCAAGATGAATTTTCACCCCACCCACACTGATTGACGCCCTCCACCTTGAAACCCCTTTGTGCCAACGAACGCCCCGAACGCCGCTTGAGTTTGCAGCATTCATTTTATGCTGGTTCTGATTGTTTTGGGCCTTGCTGCATTCCCTAAGGTTGCACCATCGGTTGTCTGTTTTGTTGCCGTTAATATGGTCAACAATGCCTGTTGGCCACGCCCCGCTCATGAGCGCAAAGGCAATTCGGTGAACGGCGACGATTGACCCACCAACCCGGGCCGAGAGATAGCCGTTGCCGCTTAGTGTCCTGCACTCGCGGCCAATGTGACGCGAATTACATGCGTTGGCGTGAAGCCTAACCAACACGCCAGTCTCCGGGTTGTAATGAAACGTTTTCCGCAATTCATTCACATCCAGTGTCATGGCTTCACCGCTCCGCTATTACGGGTCGTTGATCGCTTCGTGTACCAATTCTCCCAAAGGATCGGCATGTTGCAGCGTTCGCATACGTGCCTGGGCCAGTATTCCGCTGGCGATCCGGTCCAAATGCCAGGGCTGCAACGGGGCATGAACCGACCGCTGCCCTTCTTTGAGTAATCAACGTCGTACTCACACGACAGACCCTTGACTGCTTGGTACATCATTGCGCTATCGCTCCGTCATTACGTCGTAAATCGAAATAGCCAGGAACACCGGCCAGAACACCACCCAGACCAGAAGCGCTGCAAAGCCCGGCAGCGTCAGCAGGTCCTGCCAGTCGTCATCTCCGATCCCCACAAGCGCCCATAGCAGAACGGCGAGGGCTAGAGGCATTCCGGCTAGGTAGAGTGTGAGAAGGATGGTCATCGAACCGCCTCCGCAATCGCGACAAGCCCGTTTGCCGCAAGGGCGCAAAGACCGACAAGAGCCAGAGCAAAGACCACCACCCCGGCTGTTTTTGAAAATGGCGAGGGTTCGTCTGACGGGTCGCGAAAGACTGCCGCAGCCAATACGAACGCCATCAAAGTCACGCAAATGCTGTATGCAAAGATAAACGTCATGCAACCTCGCTCGGCAGACCTACCATCTGCTCAATCTGTTTCCGTAATTCATCCGCTTTCATGTGCGGCAACCATTCCCCGCAGATGTAGGCGCAGCAGCGTTCGAAGAACTGCTTGAACTCCGGCTCTTTCATCTTCGCGAAACTGATGGACGCCGGAAGCTCCAGCATTCCGTCCTTCGTCTTGATGACCCTGACGTGCCCCGTGCGGATCTTCAGCACATCGCTGATCGTCTCACGCTGCGCCCCGATGCTGTCGGCTATGGAACCGCAAAGCGCCCAATACAGCCGCAGGAACCTCACGTTACGCGGGCGGGAAATGTCAGCAGCCACTGTCAAGCCAATAGGTATGGATGCCAGCATCTCCCGCGCCGCGTCACCATCCGGCACAAGGCCGAAGGTGGTTCTGGTGAATAGGGGTCTGTCGTCGCTCACTCAGCCGCCGCCTTCTTCGCCAGAGCCGCACGCTGTGCGCTGATGGCCGCGTCGACCGCCTTGGCTTCCTCCGGGAACTTCTCGCCAAGCCTAGCGATGTGATTGGCCCAAGTGACACCCCAGTTATCCAAGTCAGCTATGGACGTAGTCGTGCCAACTTCCTTGATGGCCTTGCGAGCAAACGCCTTTGCAGCATCAGCAGCTTGGTTGACAGGCTCCGGCTTCTGCTCTGGCGCTTTCTTGCCTCGCAACAGTGCGTCAAGCCGTGGGCGCTCATCATCGGCAATCACATACGAACTGCCCTTCGCCTTTAGAGCGACCCAGGGCGCTTTTAAGTCGTAAAGGTAGCGCCCAACCCCCCAACGCACTGCGGCTCGCTTGAATGCATCAGACAGTGCGCCTTTTTCAGCCTCTACGTCGCTGTCCCCAGCACCATCAGCTTTCCAAATCCACTCATCGCCACACCGTATGCCGATCTCGCAAACAGTCTTATTCCCTTCCATGACATAGCGATTTTGCCACCCAGCGGGGCCGCACACGGTGTCAAGGCGGTCCATGACGGTGCGGGCGTCAATGTAACAAAGCGGTTGGCCGCTGGTCTTGTCTTTAGTGGTCGGGCCTACGCGCCAGTCAACCTCTGCCGGGTCAAATGGCGATGAAAGCTGCTCAAAAATGTCTGTCATGATGCCCTCCAGATTTCGCCCCGCCCGATGCGTGAAATAGTTGATGTTGAAAGTTGAAACCTCTTGGCGATCTCCGTCTTGGTGAACCCAAGGGCCAACATGTCCCTGACGTATCGAACACCGAACTCAGTGAGTTTTGCGTGTCTGTTACGTGTCCCCGCCGGAGGGTTTCCGCGTCCCTTGGCCCACATGTCTCGCATGTTGTCTTTCGTCGTTCCGGCTTTTAGGTGGGCCGGATTTACGCACGATGGAAAGTCACACGTGTGCATAACATCCAGGTCACCACTAAGCGGGCCTACAAAGAGCTTGTAGGAAACGCGGTGTGCCTTCTGGCACTTCTTGTCCATCCAGAAGTTGCCGTACCCCTGTTTGTTGGCAGAGCCACCCCAAAGCCAGCACCCCGTATTTGGGTCCGCGTAAACCTTGCTCATGAACATGTCACTCATTCTGCTGCCTCCAGACCAAGGGTGCGGGCAAGGGCTGCGTCACGGTCGGCCATCTTCTGCAACTTCGCGTCGAACTCCCGCAGCGCGGCCATCACATCCGAGTTCTGCACGCGCAGCCCCATGCGATGAGCCGAGACGAGCCACATGCCGTCCCCTGCGTAGATAGCCATGACCTGCTCGCCAACACGGGCGGTGAAGTCGTCAACGCTGCGCTCAATCTCAGCGGTTACTTGGTCGCTCATTTCGTATCCCTCCAGACTGGTGTTCCGTCGAATTTCCTGCTGCCCTGGAATGGGCGGCTCTTGATGCTTCCGTTGCCAGACGGCTTTGCGCGCTTCTTCTGGATGCGCTTGGTCTTGGCGTTGTTCTTGTGCTCACGCGCTGACTTCTTGGCGTGGCAGGGAATGCAGACGGGGCGCAGATTGGTGTCAGCGCAATGCTCGCCACCGTCCACGAGACTAAGCGCATGATCTATCTGCACGACCGCGATGTACTCCGGGTCCCCGCAGATTTGGCAGAGGACGACCGCCCCAAAACGCTTGAGGACATGCAGCCTTTGCGAAGCTGTGATGGCGGGCCGCTTCATGTGATCTGCATCGTCCTGTACGACTGCATGAGCGTCATGGCTTCATCCAGCTTGGTAAGGGCCAGCAGCATTTCGTCAGCAGATGGCTGGCCGTGGAACAGGCCAACGACACACCCCAGGCACTGCCTGATCTGCTGTCTCAGCGCCGCTTCCGCCATGAAGTCAGACATGCGGAGCGTCTCTGGGAATTGCACCACGTTGCTCATTTCTTTGCGTCCTTCTCCAAAACGACTTGGCAGACGGAGCACAGCGGCCAAGCCACATGCTTCCGGTTCCCGCACCAACACTCGCCAACAAACAAGGCGCGGACCTTGGCAATGCCGAGGAGTGGCTCGTCAGCATCGCCCGTGTTCACGCATGGCTTGTCGCCGTAGGTGCGGTTGTGACGGTTCACGCTTCAGCACTCTCAAGGATGGTGTTGATGGCGCGTGTGTATCGGGACTGCAGCTTGCCCCACTTGGCGAACAGGGCGTCCTGACGAACCTTGTCCTCGATGGTCTTGAGGCCGCTTGCGCGCATAGCCTCAAGCTCGTTGTCGATGGCTTCGATCTCTTCGCGTGCTTTCTGCAGAAACGGGTCCTGCGCGATGCTGTCGTAGATGCTCATGGCAATGTCCCCTTGAATGGAATGGTGAACGTGATCGGCGCGTGGCACTGGCGAGCGTTCGCTGCCATGTCCAACCGGCCAAGGTTGAAGAACCCGATGCAGAGGCCAGCCAAGATGGCGAAGCCAGTTGCGTAGGCGCTGAGTGTTTCAGGGGTCATCACAGCCTCCCGTCCCACTTGGAACGCGCCCAAGCGCGCTCCGCGGCTTCCATCTCGAACGTGTCGTCGAGCATGTCGCCCAGCGTGGTCTTGGCTGATCCGTCTTCAGTGATGACTTCGATGCCTGCCGCTTCTAAGGCGGTCATCAGCCTCAGTTGAATTTCATCAAACTG